GTTGACCTCCTCAGTCAGCATCTTGATGTGGGACTTGCAGTGCTCCCGAATCGCGTATAGACGTGACTGTCTCTGTGGTGACGCCATAATCGACCTCTTACTGTTTAAATAATCGACCTCTTTAAGTCATGCCGTCATCGCATCTCATACCTCTTCGGGCATGAGCTGCGTGTCAGTCAACTTCATGAAGTCGTAAAAGACTACTATCTCATTAGTTAAGAAAAAACGTCGTAAGTCATTGATTTGCGGTACAATTTTCGGGCTCGACACCCCAAAAAGCCCCAAAAAGGTCATATCTGGCCAATTTCAGCCCGATCGAGACCCTCCAACAGTGGGTTTTTGTGTACTACTACCGAATTTATTTGACGATTGTGCCCGATGGCAGGGTCACCGAGTCAATTTGGCCGTCATTTAGCAGGCTCAGGGCGAGTCTGCTGGCGTCTACCAGTGAGGCGAGCTGCCCGATCATTTGTCCGTTCACCATGACCACGTACCACTCCCCAGAACGTAATACCTGCAACACTCCCCAACCCCCTTTTTTTGATATGACCCATGCTTTACTAACCCGCTAACCATACATGAGCCGTGGGAACATGTGCTGTGCAAAAGGTGACAGCCTAGTGATATTTTACTTGCGCTAACATGGCGCTGATATGTACTATGACCGGACATGTACACAAAGTAGACAGATGTTACCCATGAACCTGACACAGATCGTATGCGGCAACCTCAAGCGGGCCTGCGAAGAGTTCGACCTCTCCACCCGAGAGCTTGCTAAGCGCGCCAACAGCAGCCAAAAGAGCGTCTGGAACATCCTGAACGCCGAGCACAGCCCACGTCTAGACACGCTGGAGCCGCTCTGCAAGACGCTGATGATCAGCCCCGCTGCCGTGGTGACGCCCGGCATCGACTCCGGGCTGCTGGTCTCACGACGCATCCCACGCCTGATAGAGGCCTATGGCCGCCTGACCTACGCCCAGCGCGAGCAGCTGGAAACCATCATCGAGCAGATGCTGTCCCCAAATAGCTGATTTTCCTCACTGAATTTTTTTCATATTTTTTCGTCAAATCGCTTGACGAAGTCTTTTACTTGTCGTACTATAACCACTCTTGAGAAAGACGTACCAACCAACGGAGAGACGATATGAGCAAGTACACTGAACTGGAACTGAAAGTATTCGAGAACATCCGCACCTACCTGCGCGACAACGAGACCGACTTCATCGACCACTTCGTCCTGATCGACAGCGACGACGACCCCAAAGCGATGCGCGGCGCAATTGCCTCTCTGGTTAAGAAAGGCGCCATCGACATCGACTACGATTACGGCTCGAACATCAACGGCACCATGCACTACCCGGTCACAGTCTGGGACGAATACACCCTCGGGCTGGACTACAACCTTGGCTACGCCGAGATTTAATTTCACTTTTTTTGGAATAAACTAGTAAACTCCTTCGTCATATATATACAACACACGGAGAAACGACATGGCTAAGATTACTGACTACACATTCGAGCGCGGCGACATCGTCAACCTGACCGACAGCGTTGACCTGACCGACACCACCACCATCCAGATCCTGCTGCGGGTGATAGTGGACGCCGAGCTGGGCGCCGACGAACTGATCGACGACCTGCGCTACTACAACGACAGCAATGCGCGAGACGCGGTCAAGCGCGCCAAGCAGCGGGCCAACGAGTACGGCGTGCTGCGCAACAAGCTCAAGCAGCTGATTGCGGATAGTTAAAATTACCACTTGACGCTGACGCAGTTTTTTACTAAAATGTGTTCATCGACTGAGAGATTGCACGGAGATACATAATGATGATGACCGACACCAACATCCGAATCCAAAACGCCTCTGACCTGCTCTGCGAGCTAATCAAGAACGCGGGCGGCGGCGAGTGGACCTACCAGATCCACGACTACTATATCGACGAGAAGCTGGTCAAGTTGGACATGAACATCGGTCGCTACCAGCTCACTGATGGCCGCCTGCTGGAGCCTGAAGTAATCCAGCGCGCAATCGACATGATCCGAGACATGACGGGAGAGTGGTAATGAACAGAGTAAACAAAGAACCAGAGCTTAACTTGGACCGCATGGTCCGCTCAGCCACCGCTGGGAGCGCCGGAGAGCCCTACTGCAGCCTGATAGTGGACTGCCTATGGCAGACCAAGACGTGGCTTAACATGACGCTACGGGACATTGAGAGCTTCTGGGACGACGCCGCCCGGTCAGACCTGACGGTCCGGGAGTTCATCGAAGCCAAGCGGCACGAGTTTGCCTAGAGCGAGTAGATTTTACCGTCAGTCTCCGTTGACGTTGCCGGGGCGAGAGCCCCGGATTTTTTAAAGGCTCGCGGGTTGCCGGGGCATGGAGTCCGACAGGGGTAGTATAGCACATCCAGCTCAGAAATTCACGGCACATCAATGACTTATGGCGTTTTTGCTTAACTAGTGAGGGGCATCTACGGCTGCATTGAGTAAAGAACTTTATCAACTGGAGAAAGCTATGGCATCAAAATCTTACAGAGCTTGGAAAGCCATGATCGGCAACAAGCCGGTCAGTGAAGAGCAGAAGCAGATTATCCGGGATGAGCTGCAAGCTGAGACAGACGAGCTGATGCAACAGTGCGCGGAGCGTAAAGCCGAGCGTCTAGCACAACGCAAAAGCAAAAATTAGACCGCAGATCAATGACTTACGTAATTTTTTCTAAACTACTGGAGACGAAACATGAGCAGATTATGGAGCAGCGAAGAAGAGTTCCGGGCCGACGTCGAAGCCATGCAGGCTGAGTACGAAGCCAAGTGCAAAGCCCTGCGGGCATCGATGGACGATGAGCAGTGGCACGCCTTTACAAACCGCAAGCGGCTACCCACCGCCACGGGGGCGGGAGCACGCGGCGACTGGGCCTTTAATCCGGCTAATGTGAGCCGATAACTTTATCAACCACATGGAGTAGTGACGATGCAAATTACTTTCAACGACTTTGTAGACCTGATCGGTCACGCCACCACGGGTGACCCATCCATTGCACTGGAAGCATGGGAGTCCTTCCGACTCAGCGACCACTTTGAAGATGACATCGATATGGAGATCGACGATAATGAGTAAGCAAGCACTGAAGTTTGTCGAGAAAGCCGAGCGCTATTCTCGTGACCTGACCCGCCTTCGCGGTGACGGTGAGTCCGTAGCACGCTACGTGCTGAACTGCGCCGAGCGCGTTTCCGTTCTGGATGACCGCGTCTTTACTGACGTCGATCGTGAGTCATGCATGGACCGCATCTGGGCCGCCTATGACGCAGTTACCAGCTACCTCGATTCTGGCGCGACGTACAACTTGGACAGCCCCGAGCAGCCACTGTACGGCGAGATGCTGAGTGACATCGCCGGCATCGAAGCCGCCAGCCAAGACTGGGACGGATGCATGGGGCAAGTAATTGTAGACAACGACTATGAAGGCTGGGAGCCAGCCATGACCTAAGAGAGCAGATTATGTACGCGATGGATTTTTACACGACGTTCCTTGAGTGGGACAACAGCACACGCGCCGACTACAGCATCAACCAGCATGTGGCGTGGTACCTGTTTGCCGGCATCGAGCAGTTCGTCGATTCCATCGACATGATCCCGCAGTGCGACACCATTCTCGACGAGCTTGACCGCTTAGAGAAGTGGGACAAGAAGTACGGCGGCTGGTATGACCCAGAGCGATACGCGGCACTGACCGCACGGGTCCGGGACATCCGGGCACAAATGAACCGGCATTATTTTTGCCTAGTGGAGAGCAGTGATGAAGATAAACAATCTGGTCGCAAAGCACAGCCCCCACCGGGCGGCGACACATCGGGATCGGAAGCGAGCAAGTAGGCGCGTCCGGGGAATGAAGCACAAGCACCGACACGGATAGTCGGTACCGAGGGCCCTCCGGGGCCCTTTTTATTGGAGCAAGATAATGAGAGGTATCAATGACGTGCGGCTCCGCAATCTCGAAGACATGGGCCTAGCTCAGGTAATCGAGTTTGTAGCGCTGATGGGCTACTCGACGAGCGCGCTGTCCAACGAAGAGCTATATGAACTCGCCGAGGCGATCATGGACGGTCACCTTGAGGAGTTAGTAGAGCCCGAGGAGCTTTTCTTCTCGGATGATTGACTACGACGCCTTTGCATCGCTAGACGTTGCCGAGGAGCTGTCATACGCATCGCTGGATCGGATCACCGCACCGGGAGACCTAGTGGACCGGGCGATGACCATGAACGACAGAGCGACCTCGGGCATACAGATGCCATGGAGCCGTCTATCTGGGCTGTTCACACTGAGACCGGGAGAGTTAGTGCTCTTGGGCGGTATGAGCGGTCATGGTAAGTCGGCTCTGGCTAACCAGTTAGCCCTGCACAGCGTTACGCAAAAGAAGCCAAACGGCGAGCACTATAAGGCGGGTATCTGCAGTTTAGAGATGCCGGCTGAGTACGTGTTCCACCAGATGTCGGGCATTGCTGGCTGTGTTTCAGACCCGCACGAGCATTGGATGCGGCGGGTCGGCTACTACCTAAACGACAAGATGTTCTTTTACGACAAGGTGGACAGCATGACGCCCACCGAGTGCCTTCAGATGGCGATCGGTATGCGGAAGTTTAATGGTGTCGACCTACTGGTGATCGACGGCCTGATGATGATCGGGCTCGACGATGACCTGCAGCAGCAGAAGATATTTACGCAGCGGCTGGCAGAGGTAGCTAAGGCGTTCGACATTTGCATCATGTTGATCGCCCACCTCAGAAAGCCATCTGGACCGGACTCGGAGCGAAAGCCCCCTAGCAAGCATGATTTTCTCGGGTCGAGCAACATACTCAACGTAGCGAGTAGCCCCCTCCTTGTGCATCAAGATAAGGAGAAGCTCTACGCACGCAACGCTGGGCATGAGGTAGACGACAGCTACGGAGATACAAAGCTGATCGTGGCGAAGCAAAGGTACGCGCCTTATGAGGGCGTTTCACACCTCTGGTTCCACGATAAGTGCCGGGCTTTATGTAACAACAACCAGCGCATGTATCGGCCCATAGACATTGGTGCCGAGGACGGCTGGAAGATGAAGAGGGAGGGCAAGGAGTGCCAGTTAGAAAACGATCAGTATGGAAAGTGGAGTCAGGAGGCAACGCCCGGTGGTTTTGGGACGAGCAAGATGCCCGTGAGTTCGCCTCAGACCGCTTCGAGCGAGAGCTTGACGGAGTGCCATTTATTACCGAGCTGACCGATGCCGAACTCATGGTTCGCGTCAACGAACTAGAAGCTATGGAGCAATGAATGGATAGCGAACTGTTCTGGATCATGTACTGGTTATCGGTTGGCGCTATCTACTACTACGCAATCACAACCGTGTTTTTTGATGACCACACCAAGTAGAAAACTTAATCAAGGAGATATTACTTTGTTTGCTTTAATTACTATGACACTGACAGTTCTGATCGCTTACGGCGGCGTCCGCCGCGAGGTTGTTCGCGTGCTGGAGGCCACTGTTAATGAGTGAGATGACAAACTTTCAGCAGTTCATCGGCTACGCAAGATACAGCCGCTGGCGCCCCGAGCTGAACCGCCGGGAGCACTGGGACGAGACTGTTCGCCGCCTGACCGACTGGTGGATGGAGAAGGCAGGCCTCACCGCCAACGAGGCCGAGGAGCTTTACGAGTACACGCACGACCTGAAGGTGTTCCCCTCGATGCGGACGCTGTACACGGCTGGTCCTGCTCTCGACAGGGATCACATGGCGGCGATGAACTGTACCGCCCAATCTATCGATCACATGTCGGCCTTCAGCGAGATGCTATACGTGCTGATGGTAGGGGCCGGAGCTGGCTTCTCTGTGGAGCGGGACGAGATCAACAAGCTGCCCGTGGTGGCCGAGGAGTTTCACCCGACAGAGACAACGATCCACGTTCACGACTCGCGCATCGGCTGGTGCAAGGGCCTGAAGCAACTGATCGCAATGCTGTACGAGGGAGAGATACCCAAGTACGACCTGTCTGCCCTGCGCCCCGCTGGCGCCGTGTTAAAGACATTCGGCGGCAGGAGTTCAGGACCGGAGCCACTGGCGAGACTGTTCGAGCACTGCATCGAGGTGTGGAAGGGCGCTGCCGGTCGCAAGCTGACCAGTGCAGAGGTCCACAGCGTGTGCTGCATGATCGGCGAGGTGGTCGTCTGCGGCGGGGTCAGGCGCAGCTCCTTGATTAGCCTCGGAAACCTATCCGATGACAGGCACCGGAGATTGAAGGTCGGAGAGTGGTGGCACGCCAACCCACACTTCCGCATGGCTAACAACTCGGCGGTGTTCACCGACAAGCCGGAGTTCGTTGCGTTTCAGGCTGAGATGCAGAGCCTCTACGACAGCAAGTGCGGAGAGCGCGGCATCCTGAACCGCGAGGCGGTGAAGAAGAAGGCGGAGGAGATCGGGCGCGACCCGTCACCCAACTTCTTAACGAACCCCTGCGGTGAGATCAGCTTGAGGAATGGTCAAAGTTGCAATCTCAGCAGTGTAATTATTCGCCCAACGGATGAGCTGACTGACCTGCTAGACAAGGTCCGGGTGGCAACAATCTATGGCACATTGCAATCGACGCTGACCGACTTCCGGTTCCTTCGCAAGAAGTGGAAGGACAACTGCGACGAGGAGCGGCTGCTGGGTGTGAGCCTGACGGGCATCTGTGACCACCCGGTGATGTCGGGCAAGAAGGGCGAGAAGGTACTGATCGAGTGGCTGATCGAGCTGCGCAAGCACGCCCGGGAGGTGAACAAGAAGTGGGCCAAGCGGCTGAAGATCAACCCATCTGCCGCGATCACCTGCATCAAGCCCGAGGGCACCAGCTCGCTTCTGAATGGCACCAGTAGTGGGATTCACCCCCGCTATGCGCGTTTTGTGAAACGAACGGTGCGTCAGGCCAACACGGACCCATTAACGGCCTTCCTGAAGGATCAGGGCGTACCCAATGAGCCGTGCGATATGGACCCCTACGGGACCACGATCTTCAGCTTCCCGCTGGAGTCGCCAAAGGAGTCGCTGACCACCGACGAGGTTGGGACCGTTGACCAGCTCAAGCTGGGCGCGATCTACAACAACCACTGGTGTGACCATCAGGTAAGCATGACGGTCTACTACGACGACTCGTCTTGGTACCCGATGGTGGATTACATGTGGACCCACTGGGATCAGATGACGGGCGTGTCGTTCCTGCCGAAGTTTGAGGGCAACACGTTCAGTCAGGCGCCACTTAACGCCATCGACCGAGAGACGTACCTGAGACTCAAGAAGCAGCAGCCGGTCATCGACTGGTCGAAGCTGGCGGAGTTTGAGGCGGGCGAGGACTTCACCGAAGCGGGCCAGCAGTCGGCCTGTGAAGGTGACAAGTGTGCGCTGTGAGTAACAAGGCATGGTGGGACGCGGATCATCCGCCCCGCCACTACGCGCTGGCCCTGCTGGAAATGCAGGGCGAGCCGGACCGCCAGAAGTCATTTGTGGAGACGCACGTACCCGAGAACCTTCGGGACATCGTTCGGGATCACTACCGGACGGCTCTCGCACTAGGAGGAACTAATCATGGACGATGAATACGAGGACATTGAATTGTTGGGAGATGAATTTCACCACGCACTACTGGGTGCCGTGTACGAGCAGGACGGCGCGCCAGTGCCCTGCTACTCAAGCGCGGCGATTGTCGATGCGCTGATGCTTGAGGGTTACACCGAGGACATGGCCGTCGACTACATCAACGAGGTTACGGAGGGCGCGAAGATCCTGTGGATACACCCGCTAGAGCTACAGCCGGAGTTCAGCCCGGACAACAAGCCGCATCTGCGCTTGGTTCACTGATGGCCTTCAACGGCATTAAAAGAAATCAGGCAGATGCGCACTTCTCAAAATGCATTCGCATGGCGGCAACGATCGATGGCGAGCTTCGCCCTTGGCACTGCCAGCTTTGTGAGAAGGATTATTCAGATCGCAATAGGCAGGGCATTCAGTGCAGCCACTTTATCGGGCGGGGCATTAACGGCCTGCACGGAACTTATGGCTGGGCCGTGAGATTCGACCCGCTCAATGCACTGAGTTTATGCAGTGCATGTCATGGTTTTGTGGAATCCCACCCGGTGGCACATACAAATTTATGGAGGGAAATCTATGGCTCGATCTACGGAGCGGATCGGTCTGACTCAGCGCTTAACTCGCTTCTTCAGCGGGCAGCCTGCAAGTCCAGAGCGCAGTACGCAAGGAGCAACACGCGAGCAATATCAACGTGGTTTCTCGCCGAGAGCCGACGGCTTGAGGGAGAGATCGAACGACACAACAAGGGCAAGGAGGCCGACTTTGAGATCAGGAGCTACATCAGCAAAGGCAAGTCCATCGACGAGCCTGATAGACGGTAACGAGCTGCTGCAGCACTGCAACACGCTAAAGCAAGAAGAGGCCGTGACCCTTGTCTACATCGAGGGCATGAGCAGGCGAGCGGCAGCTCGGCAGCTGGGCGTTGACGAGAAGAGTATACGGGAGCGGCTGCAGCAGGTTGAGGGCCGAGCAGAGAAGAGCAGGCGCGGACAGAACCTAATGTCACCAGAGGGCACGCGCGTCGGGATCATCGGCGACACCCACCTGCCCTACGAGCTGGACGGATACCTAGACTTCTGTCTGGAGACGTTTGAGAACTGGGGCGTCAATCGGGTGATCCACATCGGGGATATGTTCGACAACCACAGCCTGTCGTTCCACGACTCTGAGCCGATGCTGCACAACGTCATGGGTGAGTATGAGTCGGCCCTTGATCGCGCTCAGGACTGGTACGAGGCGTTTCCAGACGCAACGCTAATCATGGGCAACCACGACCGCATCCCGGCGCGGCAGTTACGCAAGCTGGGCATGGAGCCGAGCATCTATATGCGGCCCATCGAGGAGCTGTTTGGTATGCCCGAGGGCTGGAATGTGGCGGACAGCGTTGTAATAGACAACGTCCTGTATCACCACGGCGAGACCGCTGGCGGCATCAACGGCTTCCGCAAGGACGCGGAGCAGCGTATGCGCTGCACGGTATCGGGTCACAACCACAGCAACGCGGGCATCTCTGCAACGGCTACCGATCAGGAACTGGTCTGGGGTCTGGCTGTCGGGTGCGGCGTGAACCACGAGCACATGGCCTTCGCCTACGGCAAGAACTTTGCCAAGAAGCCAATCGTCTCGTGCGGTGTCGTTATCGAGGGCGAGCCGCACATTGAGTACATGAACCTCGGTTCAAAGGTGAGGAGGATCTAGTGGACTGGAGAGGAGAGCAGCAGACATCTGAGCTGTGGTCACTCATCGACGCTATCTGGGTGGTTGAGGAGGTCGAGATAGCAAAGATCCGAGACCTGTGTGACAGCTACGGCATCAGCTGCGAGAAGTTTATAGAGACGTGGGGTCGGTTGTGCGATGAGGCCCACATCGTTATCAATCAGGCAGAGGAGCGAATTCATTGAGTATAGACGAGGCAACACCGGACGAGTGGGACGCCATCAAGGCGGACCGCTACTACGACAACAGGAACTTCGACACCAAGGACGCGACCTGCACGCTGGTCAAGCCGCTACCGGAGCCGCCGCCCGAGGGTCGGTTCGATTGGGGCCCGAAGGGAGATGCGGTCAACAAGCCCAGCCACTACACCCACGGCGAGATCGAGTGCATCGACGCAATCGACGCCATGCTGGGTCGTGATGGCAGCTTCAAATACTACGAGGGAACGATGCTCAAATATTTATGGAGGTGGCGGTACAAGGGAGGTGTCGAATCGCTCCGCAAGCTGAGGTTTTTTGTGGATCGACTTATCGAACGTGAAGTGCAAGGAGGCTAAATGGAAAAAGAAAATCGTTACTTAGAGCTGAGCAGGCTGGACTGCTCACACGGCATTGAGGTCAAGCACGGCGGGCTGAAGTATTTGAAATGGAGCGTGGCGATTCACCTTCTGTTCTCAAGGTACCCAGACTCAACCTATTACTACGGCGAGCCAATGACGCTGCCAGACGGCACGATGATGGTGAAGACTGGGGTCACGGTGGAGGGGCTGACGCATGAGATGCAGCTGCCTGTGCTCGATCATCGCAATAAGCCAATCGCCAGCCCTAATGCGTTCGACTTCAACACGGCGCAACAAAGGTGCCTCACAAAAAACATAGCGATGCATGGTGTCGGTATTGATTTGTTTCACGGAGACAAAATCAACATCACCGAGGCAAGCAATTACGAGAAGGCGCAGCAGTACATAAGCGCACAGGATTCGATGGGCTTCCTAGAGTTCTTGGGAACCCTGACAGAGAGGGATCAGATCGATCTCTTCAACGACCCAGCGATACCCAAGGGCAAAAAGACTGCCTTCAAGAACGACCACAGGGCGCTGGTCAAGCAGGCGAACGACTTCATCGACTCTGTCGCGGAGTGCATCGCCGAGGCAACCGAGCAGAAGGACGAGGTGCTGCTGCAGGAGACCATCGCAGAGCTGTCCACCTATGAGAGAACGGCAGTGTGGGCTCGTCTTACACCGCCACAGCAGGAAGTAGTTAAAAAGTTACGCACACAACAAGGAGTTAGTGCATGAAGCAGTTCAAGAAAGTAGTAGCAACAAATGGCAAGTACACCGACGCTCAGGGTAACGAGAAGAATCGCTACTTCACCGTCGGACGCGCCTTCCTCCGCGAAGATAAGAGCATCACGATTAAGATCGACGCGATGCCTGTCGGGCCGGATTTCAGCGGGTGGCTCAACCTGTACGACCTCGACGAGGATCGTCAGCAGCAGCCAGTCGCTCAGGCGGCTCCCGCTATGAACGTCAAAGAAGACCTGCCGTTCTAGTGACTGCGGCAGAGATTGCCCTGATCGTCGTCCT